GTCCATTAGCCTGAGCTGGCCCTCTATCTGCTGCATGCGGTTCTTGTTCCACTTGTAGGTGGAGAACTGGGAGAGGACAAGCTCCCTCTGCGCGTCGTCGAGGTTCTTCGCCTGCTTCTCCACAGCTACTTCAAGTTTGCTCTTTGTCGCCACGAAATTCCTTCCCGAAAGCCCCCCAAACGCCCCTGCGCGAACGCAAGGGAAAGTTGTACCGAAATGGGGACATACAATTTAGAAATAAGTGTACCATACGTGGAACTGTTAGGTATTGATGGGCAGAATCCTCGACAAGATACTGGGAAACAAGAAGGAGCCCGTGGCCTCCGCAGTGGAGACCGTGGGCGCCAGACCCTACACCGTCGGCTGGAGCGGGTCTATGTACCAGCAGGTTCTGGTGAGGAGCGTCATCGAGCGTTTCGCAATAGCCTGCTCGAAGCTCAAGCCCGAGATAAAGGGGAGCGCGAGGCCCCGCATACGCAGGGCGATAGAGACCTCTCCCAACCAGTTCCAGACCTGGCCGCAGTTCCTCTACCGCTGCGCCACCCTCTACATGAACAACACCACCGTGTGCGTGGTCCCCGTCTACAAGCCCAACTCGCAGGTGCAGATAGGGTTCTACCCGGTGCCGCTGGCCCATGCGGAAGTGGTCGACTACGGCGGCGAGTACTGGCTGAGGTGGCACACCATGGAGGGCGACCAGCGTGCGATCGAACTGAAGTACGTCGCCATCGTGACGCGCTTCCAGTACCAGTCCGACTGGTTCGGCGACGGCAACATCCTCGCGAACACCCTCACCATGCTGAAGGCGCAGGAGGAGGCGCAGAAGCAGTCCATCAACGACTCCGCCCAGCTCAGGTTCATAGGCCAGCTGAACGGCAACGTGAGGGAAGAGGACCAGGAGAAGAAGCGCGACCGCTTCGCCCAGCAGAACCTCTCCGACGACAACGAGACCCCGCTCATGCTCTACGACAACACGTTCCTCTCGATAGAGCAGCTCAAGGCCCAGAACTGGACCATCCCGTCCGACGAGATGGAGCGCATCGAGAACAACGTGTTCGACTACTTCGGCACCAACCGGAGGATTCTCCAGAACGCCTACGACGAGAACGCGTGGGACGCCTTCTACGAGGGCTGCGTAGAGCCCTTCGCGCTCATGCTCGGCGAGGCGCTGACGCAGGCGACGTTCACCATGCGCGAGCGTCCCGCGAACCGCATCGAGTTCAGCTCGAACCGCATGGAGTACGCGTCGGCGGCGTCCAAGCGAAACATGGGCAAGGACATGACCGACCGCGCGCTCATGAAGGTCAACGAGGTGCGCGAGATGCTGCAGCTCCCGCCCGTGGACGGCGGCGACATCTTCATCCTGCGCGGCGAGTACAAGGTGGGCCACTCGCTCGAGGAGATTTTCAAGGCCCAGCAGGCGCAGGCCGAGGCGAGCGTGCGCGAGCAGAACTCCGAGACCGACATCGACGGCGCGGACGGCGACAACATCCGCCCTGATTCCGAGGGCTACGGCAGCTCGGGCGACACCGACACGGGGGATGTCACGTCGACCACGCAGGACCGCTGGTCTGAGAACGCATCGTAGAGGAGAGGGAAATGCCAGCTAAACCGCAAGAGAGACAGTACCGGATGATGAGCACCCCGCTCTCCGTCCCGACGATGGAGTTCGAGGTCGATGTAGACGACGACGGCAACGAGACCAGGCGGCCCCAGAACCGCTTCGGCAGCGAGTTCTACGTGGAGGGCTACGCCACCACGTTCGACGACCCGTACCTGCTGTTCGAGGACAGCTGGGACGGCTGGAAGTACGTCGAGATAATCGACCGCCACGCGCTGGACGACGCCGACTTGTCCGACGTCATCTTCCAGTACGACCACGAGGGCAGGGTCTACGCCCGCAACACCAACAACACGCTCTACTTCGAGCCTAACGACCACGGCCTGTTCATCGCGGCCGACCTCTCCAAGACGAGCCTCGCACGCCAGATGCACGAGGACATCGCCGCTGGGAACGTCACGCGCATGAGCTGGGCTTTCATCCCCGCCGAGGAGGAGCATACCTACGACAGGGAGAACAAGGTCCATACCACGCGGATAACGCGTGTGAGGAAAGTGTTCGACGTCAGCGCGGTGTCGTACCCCGCCGACCCGAATACGGAAATCAGCGCACGCAACCTCGTTAACGGAGAGATCGAGGCACTGCGGCAGCGGGAGTCGCTGCAGCGCGAACTTGACCGCAAGCGCAAGGAGGTTGCGCTCAAGGCCAAGCGAATGGCAATCCGTTAGCGAAAGGAGAAGTCATGGACTTCACCGCAATGGACGCTCGGGCCTACCGAGGCCTGAACGCCGACCAGTACCAGGAGCGCCGCTCCCTCGTGCTGTCCCTGGCAGAGCAGCTGCCCGAAGACGCGACAGAGGAGCAGATCCGCTCCATCGACATGGAAATGGACATAATCAAGGCGGAGGACTCCCGCCGCGACGCCATGACCGAGCTGCGCAACCACAAGGCTGCGGAGGTCATCGGCGGCGCTGGCAAGGTGCTGTCCAACTCCGAGCCCGAGCATCGCGTGTCCGTCAAGAAGGACAACTCGCTCGGCGGCCGCGTATGGTCCGAAATCCAGGAGCGCGGCCTTTCCCGCGACCAGCGTTTCCAGGTGTCCAACATCGCGTTCCGCGCTGCCTCCGATCCGCATGCCGACGACCAGCTCGGCGACGCGAGCACCCTCGGCTACTACGCAGACGAGCTCACGCAGACCGACACCCGCATCCGCGAGGGCTACCGCCGTCCGCTCACCATCTGGGACCTCTTCAACCACGAGATGACCGAGAAGGACTCCGTGGCCTACTACGAGGAAGGCGCCATGGAGGGCGGCGCAGGCATGACCGCAGAGCTCGGCGCGTTCAGCCCGCTGCACGTCGCAGCCCCCACGCGCAAGACCGCGACCCTGAAGAAGGTCACCGCAATCTGGAAGCAGTCCGACGAAATCCTCACTGACGCGCCCCGTTTCGTGACGCACGTCAACTCCCGCGCCGAGTACAACCTCGACACCACCATCGAGGACCAGCTCGTCAAGGGCGACGGCACCGGCGAGAACCTTATCGGCATCACCAACGCGAGCGGCATCCTCGTGCCCGCGACCATGCCGACGGCGTACGACCTCAAGTTCATCGAGGACCTGCTCATCCAGAAGACGCGCATCCGCAAGGCGACCCCGAACTTCACCGCAGACGCCCTGCTCGTCGCCGACGAGGACTACGACGCCCTCCAGGTGCTCAAGAACGAGTCCGACCAGTACGTGCTGGGCGGCCCCGTGGGCGTCATCTACGGCAACAACGTCACCGTGGGCGACATCCTGTGGCGCACGATCCGCATCGTCCCGACCCCGGCCCTCGAGTCCGGCACGTCCATCCTGGGCGCGTTCAAGGCGGGCGCGACCGTCTACGAGCACGTGACCGGCCGCCGCTTCGACACGGGCTACGACGGCGACGACTTCTCCCATGGCCGCGTGAGCTTCCGCGCATACCAGCGCCTCGCCCTCGCAGTCGAGTACCCCGCAGCCTTCTGCAAGTACACGATTGGTTAAGCCATGGGACCGCTGAAGGTTTACAAGCTGCTTGACGGCACGACCCGCCAGTACCGCGAGGGCGAGCAGCCCGAGGGTGCCGTGGAGGTACGCATCGCCGCCAAGGAGACTCCCGAATCGCGCAAGGCGCCCGTCAAGCGCCGCGCCAAGAAGGAGGAATAAATGGAAGACCTCGTGCAAGTCAAGGCATTGGCGCCTTTCTACGACCGCAAGGCCAAGGTCAACCGCGCAAAGGGCGAGGAGTTCGAAGCCACCGCAGGGCGCATCTCCGAGATGAACGCGTGCGGCAAGGAGCAGTGCTTCAAGCCCCTGGTGGAGATTTCGAAGCCCAAGCGTTCCGGCAGGCCGACCAAGGCAGAGCTGCTCGAGGAGGCTTCCAAGCTGGGCCTGGAGGTACCCGAGGGTGCCACCAACCCGCAAATTGCTGAAATCATCGCGGCGAAAGACGGAGATTAAGTGCCCCTTCTTGATGACATAAAGCTGACCTTGAGGCTCACGACCGACGAGCTGGACTCCGAAGTCCAGATGCTCATCGGCTCCGCCCTCCACGACCTCGAGAGGGTGGGGGTCAACCCCGCCCTCCTCGAGCTGGACGAGGAGGGGAACATAGCCAACGCCAACGTCAAGACCGCCATCGCGTGCTACTGCAAGAACCTGTTCGGCTACGACAACTCGGAGGCCTACAGGTTCGACGCCGCCTACAACCGCATCGTGGTCGACCTCCTCAACTCGGCCGAGAACATCGCGGCGATTGCCGTCGAGGAATCGGCCAAGGAGCAGGAGGAGCCTGCGGGAGAGGGCGATTAGCGTGCGCTGGAACGAGACGTGCATCCTGGTCGAGAAGGTCTACGAGCAGGACGGCGAGGGCGTGCCCCACGACAGGGACGTGGAGACGAAAGTCTTCTGCAACCCGAGGACCGTGGGTGCGCACACCTGGTCGTCCATGTACGAGATAGGCATATCGGCCGACGCGCAAATCCAGGTCAGGACGTGCGACTACAAGGGCCAGCGGGACGTCTTCTACAGGGGGAAGTGGTTCTCCGTCGAGATAGTGCAGGAGAAGGGCGACTTCTCGGTGCTGACGTTGCGCCATCAGAAATCGGACACGGAGGGGGAGTAGATGCAGCACAGCATCACATGCGACATCGACGC